ACCAATAACAGATGTGGTTGCACCTCCCAACACATAAGCCGGGAAGCCAATGGATGGTGCTGTAAGTGGTGAATTGTTTAAATAAAATATTTTATTTTGATTAACTCTTTCAACTTCAACAATACCTGTTGTATTAAATATACCATAACCATTTCCTATAGTTGCTGCCACTCCAAAAGGCGAGTATGATAATGTAAGTTGAGTTTCACTATCTACACTTATAACAAACGCACTAAATCCTGAGTAACTTGATGAAGCTGTAGTATTTACTACTTGTTGCCCTACCTTCACTCCGCTAGACACAAACGTAGCGGTCGTATCTGTTAATGTGTTTAAACCTGCCGCAGTGCTTGTTCCTGATGTTATTTGTGTTGGAAAGTAGTTTACTTTATTTATTAAATAATAATCGCTAGGTAAATTAAATAGATTAGCTCCTTGTTGAGCTAAACTTCTAGTAACCGAAAAACTATCAATTACTTCAACCAGTCCTTTTACAATATCAGCATATCCTGTTCCTGAAAGTCTTTGGTTTTCTTTATTAGTCCACGCATTGTATTGGTAAAAATAATCTTCAAACAAATCCATTTGCGCTTGTTGCGCATATAAATTAAAATCTTGAGGAGAAATATATCCGTAATTATTTTTATTAGCAATAGCTAAAACAGTATTTCTAACCGAGTTAATCATGTTAAATTCTTTTTACAAATATAGTCAAAAAAAAAGAGGTCACTTTTTTTGTAACCTCTGATTTTTTAATAAGAAAATAAAACTTACGCTTGATCAGCAGCAGCTTTAACTCCTAAAGCAATAGCAGTTATAGTAACTGGTATATACGCACTAGCCGCAGATGGCGGGTAAGAGCTTCCTCCTGGAGAAAAAATTGGTTGTTGCCAAGATAACTGTAATGCAGTTTCTACAGCTCCATTTAAAAAATCTTTAAATGAAGAAGAGTTTGCTACAATTGCATCATGCGTAATTTTGTACGTTTGCACAACGTTAGTTTCAGCTGGTACTGTAGCTGAACCATCGTTAGCAATAGCATAACCTGCTTGTGCAGAAGAAATACTATTGTAAAAAATATTTACTACAGTGTCACTTACTTGCTTAATTTCCATAATTCCATTTACAGGAATTAAAATGTCGCCTTTGTTTTGTCCGGCACCAGACACGAATAATTTGATAAACTTTTCCATAGGTAATAATGTTAATGGGTTAATAAAGCACAAAGATAAGCTTTCTATTTATCTTTTTTTAAGCGCTTCTTGAGGTACTTATAAGCTTCTAAACCTTCATTACTTTGTAGATATGCGCTCATAGCATCGTACGGATCTTCATTAAAAGGAATTGTCATCATTTTCTTTTTATTACCAGGAAGATTGTAATAAACATCTCTTCTGTTATTTCTAAATGACAACCAGTTGTTGTCAACAAACAAATGAACTTCGTTTTGTAGTTCTAACATTGGATCGTTTACAATATCAATTAACTCTTCAGGGTTGTTTTTAGCGTAAACTAAAATATCTCTTTTTAATTCTGGTATAGTCATAGTATTGACAGATGCTCCCATTAAAATTCTACTTACAGAAAGTAATTTTTCTGTTGATAAATTTTTAGCTAAGACTTGTGCATCTATAGTTAACTCAACTGAAGCTAATTCTTCTGACGCATCTTTTGCGTTATCTATTTCTTCAAATACCATTCCGTTACCCGGATGATAGTGTAAGAATTGTTGTAGTACTTGGTTTTCTCTCTGAACAACCAACATACCATCTTCAAATACAATAGGTTCTAAAATAGCATTACCATCTTGATCGTCTTCAAATGGAGTTTTTTGATTTCTTGCATATCTTAAAGGTCTATTAATACCTTGCTCTTCGTCAAAGTATAATAAAGGTGATCTGTTTGAGTGTCTCGAGGATAGCATGTAAGATAAAGGTCTTTCAGATCTTTTTAATCTATATGCTTTTGTTTTTAAGGGTGTAGTGTTTTTCATTATAATATAATTTAATTTGATTTAATAATAATAAATATTACCCCCGTCTTTTAAACGAGGGTAAAATTTATGTAACAATTTAGTCTTGGAATAAGAAGAAGTTGTTTGCACCTAAAGTACATACAGCTCTTTCAGACAGGAAGTTTACTTCCATTGCATCCAAGTCAGAAGTTCTTGCTCCACCAGCTGAACCAGTAATCCAAGTTTTATATCTTCTGTCTTCAGTTTCTGAAGCTCTATATCTAACATGTAAGAAAGGTCTCTTAGCGTTCTTACCTAAGATTTGATCGTATACAGTAGTTGAACCAGCTGGTACTAATAGACCATTGATTGCTCCACCAACAACGTCACCTCTCATTGTAGGATCGTTAAGGTATTTCCAGTCAGACTTATAGAAGTCATAACCTCTTCTAAATCCTGTAAATCCAAGATTTAAAGCCATGTCTTTATCATTGTCAAAAAGACCATAAGATGTACCACCCGCTCCGTAAGAGTTTTGAGCAGCAAGCATATCGTCAATATCAAAAGAGAATTCTCTGTTTACGAAAATTACGTTTTCTTCAATTGAACCTTGCTTATCTAGTCTTTGGATAATGCTATCAAACTGAGAAAGTGTTTGTGGATTTCCTCCGCCCCAAACGTTTCCTCTGTTTCCTACTACATAGAATACACCGTCAGAACCGTTAAGGTTTGCTAAAGATGCTCCAGCACCAGAATTTTGTAAGAAGTCTCCAGCACCAGATCCAGCGTCAGCAGGAACTGCTTCTAACATTGCTGTTTCTAAATAGTCCTCGAATCTTAATCTAGTGTCATGTTCAGACTTTAAATACCATAAGTATCCGTTTACTCCGTCTTCACCTGAAACCTCAATCCATCCGATTTGAGCCATATCAGAACCAGAAACAGAATATTTGTCTTTGATTATAATTGGCTTGTTGTCGAAAATTAAGTCATCAGATTCGTTAGAACCAACCATTCCGTTTGTTCCTTTATTGAATTCTGATCCATATATAAATATATCACACGATACACCTGCGGCCATTGCTTGTCCGCCTGCTTCATAGTAAGCTACAACTACTGTTTGAGCTCCACCAGCTGTAGAAGCTGTTTTTACAATACCTTTGTTAGATAAGTTAGAGCCAGGAGTTTTGTCACTAATCATAACTGTTTGTCCAACTCTCAAAGCTGATGTATTTTGAGTTCCAAGTGCTGGGTTAAAGTTAGTATTAGGAATAGTCCATGTTCCTTCTGGTTGCGCTGCTGCTTGACCTGAAGTACATCCTGTGTACTTAATGTGTAGTCTTCCTTGTTCTGCCCATTTAATAAGGTCAGAGTTAGAAGGCATTTCTGCACCAACCATTCTAAGGAAAGATGCGATTGTTCTGTTACCATATCTTTCGAATTCTTTTTCATAAGTATCAGGTAGATACTGATTTAAGAAATCAAAATTATTGATGTAGTTTGTACTTACAGGCACTTGTTGTGCACTTGGTTGTAAGTCAAAACCTGGGGTTAAATTTACTGCCATTGTTTTTTAATTTTTTTAGTTTAACTTTTTTTAATACTTCTAATTCTGAGTCCTCTTCCACTATCTGTATTTCCAACTGGCCTTATTTTCATACCGTCTTTTGAAACGGTTTGTGGAGCCTGTCTCATATCCATATTAATGTTTTTAGATTTTCTAGTAACATTGTCTACGGCATTTGAAACACCTTGTTCGTAAAAATACTGAGCAAACTTGTCAGGGTTCATGGCAACAGATAAAGCTTTGTGATAACCTTTAGCGTCTGACATTAAACCTTTTTCATCCGTATACTTATTAATAAAATTACCAATGTCTTTTTGAACATTTTTAACTTCATCAGCTGTACCCGGTTTATAAGTAAAATTATTTTCACCAACTTTGAAATCAAAACCTTTGAATTCATTGTTAAAAACCTCGTTGGTTTTATTTAAGAAATAATCATACCTCTTTTTGTTTTGCTCTTGCGCAGTTTTAGACTCATCAATATAACTCTTATAAGCATTTAAATTTTCTTGTTGATCAGCAGACAACCCATCCCCACTTGACTCAAGAGGGATTTTATATTTATCTTTTTGTTCATTCAAAAACTTTTTAGCTTTCGCAAGTTCTCGTTTTTTCGCTAACTTAATTTTCTTAATATCTTTTGGTTCGTCAATATCTTCATCGAAATCAAACTTATCCTCAATAATATCTTGAATATCTATCGCATCTAACCCTTCTTCAGTGTTAGAGTAATAGTTAGCAAGTACAGAATTGTCATCCATAGAATCATAGTCTTTTTGTAAATTGTAAAAATCCTGTATGTTTCTACCGGTTTCTTTTTTGTACTTTAAATACGCAGACACATCATCAGGTAATGGTTCGTTTGCCTCTTTTTCCGCAAACAGTTCATCAACTGAATTTATATCTTTGTTATATCTGTCTTTAATATAAGAAAGAACGTTGTCATCATTTAACTCTAATGACGGAGTTTTATCTTCTACAGGTTCAGTTTTTTCTAACTGAACAGGTTTGTTAGTGTTAACTTTTTCCGCAACTTGTTCTTGTTGTGGAGTATCTTCAAACTTTTCTTCATGCTTTTTTAAAAGTTGCTCTTCAACTTCAGCACGGGATTTTTCTTCAACCAATCCAAGGTCTTTGACTTTTATTTCCATTTAATTAAATTTTATACAAAGTTAAACAATATTTATATTATTTTTTTAGCCTATCTCGGCTCAAACTCCGCCAGATCAAAACCATCCAAACTATCTTCGTTTGACTCAAAGCTTACTGGAGGTAAATTGTTTTTACGCTGCTCTATTAATTTAGATTGCTCTGTCGACTGTTGACTTACCCTTCTGTCTTTTGCTTTTTCTCTATCTTGTTCTCGTTGACTTAAATTAGATTGTTCTAAACCTTTTAATTGCATTTGAAACTCAAACTCTGTTTGCATCAACTCTCTTTTTAATTGTGCTTCGTTTTTAAGCTTTTCTATTTCAAAAGCTACATCAGCTTGTCTGTATTGAATTTTAGCTTGAGATTCCATTTGTATCTTTTGCATTTCACCTTGAGATTTTGCTTGCTGTGCTTGCATTTGCATTTGTGCTTGCATTTGCTGTTCTTGTTGTCTCTGTTGTTGTTCAGCTTCTTGTTTTTTCTTACGTTTTAATTTAAGAAGTTGATTAGCCATTTTTAAATTACTAAGCTCTCGTATATCAATAGCATCTTCTAAATTTATATCTTTTTGAGATAATGCCATTTGAATGTTTTGTTCAAGCATTGCTTTCTGTTCTTCATCAGGAGCCATTTCTATAAAAATACCAAAGTCATATAAGTATAAATGTTTTACATCCTCTAATATTTTTAAGTTGTACTTTCCTATTTGCATAGCAAACTCATCTCTAAAATCTGCGTATTCTAATATGTCAGCTGTTCTTATTGATAAACACTCAGCAATTGTTCTGGTTATATACAAGCTACCCTGAAGCACATGTCTTGTAGCGGTATTAGAATTTAATGCTGCTAATTTTTGCACACCTACTAAAGAATTAGGATCTGGCGTTGAGCCATCTCTTGCTTCGTTTAGTCCAGTTACCGCTCTAATCATATCTAAATAATGATTATAATTAGCAATAAGCATTTGCATTTTACTTGCACCACTATTAGATGTTAATTGAGTAATTGGAACTCTAGCATTATTAAACTCGCCATCTTGAGTATAACTTCTACCAACAACACTACCTGTTTGGAAATACAAGCGTAATGCATCTTCTGGATTATATGCGTTCCCAGTTCCTAAATCAACCTCGTTTAAACCATCTGCATCAATAAACACACCATCTGGCACAACTCTTGATACCACTTGTTGAATTTTTAAATGTGTCATTTGAATTAAGTCTGCAAAAGGAATCATTCTTCTTACCAAAGACTCTAAAGAACCTTTATACATTCTAGGTGCTGCCGCTACATAATTTGGCATCGCATACTGGTTAGAAGATTTAGGTCTTACCATGTTTTCTGCCAATTTCCATTGCAAAACAATATTAGTTCCCATAACCATAACACCATCATACCATACGTCGATTCTTTTAGTTACCTTTTCAAACTTTCCTTCGTCCATCATTTCCTGAGGAGGATTAAACTGATCGTCCTTTTCAACTGTCTTGTATGATCCGTCTGCTAGTTTTTTTCTTTTGTACACAAACGAATGTGTTGTTTTATAATTAAAATACATTAACGTTGCAGTGTCTCTGTAGAACATACTGTTTTCGTAAAACTGCGCAGTATTAAAATAATTATACCATGACTGACTGTACTTAGCAATCTGGTTTAAATCTTCATTTGTTAAATCTGGATCAATCTTAATTAGTT